TTAAAGGAATTTATTAAGGCAATGGACTTATGACACAAAATATAATAGAAGCATATAAAGATATGCAATTAAATGAAGGTAAAGCTCAAGCTAACATACTTAAAAAAATGTTAGGAATGACTAAAGCATTAATGAAAGAAGTTGATAATTTGTCTAAGATTGATGATGGTGATTTACATGATCAAATTACTAACATGGATCATTTTTCAAAGAACATGCGTGATGTTATTTTAAGGGCATCTAAGGTAAATCCAAAATGAAATTAATATCAGAATATATAACAGAAGGATTAGGTTACTCAATTACCGAAGGAAAGCACGGTAAGAAGGAAACTTATATCGAAGGAATTTTTATGCAGGCGGAAGGCACTAATAGAAATGGACGTGTATACACACGCGAAGTTCTTACGTCAGCAGTAGATAGATATGTAAATGAACAAGTAATGACAGGTCGCGCAGTAGGTGAGTTAAATCATCCAGAAGGCCCGTCAATTAACTTAGATAAAGTTAGTCACAGAATTACCGAGCTTAAATGGGATGGTAACAATGTGATTGGAAAGGCACTAATATTAGATACTCCTATGGGTCAAATTGTAAAAGGTTTGGTCGAAGGTGGTGTTCAACTTGGTGTTTCAAGTCGTGGTATGGGAAGTTTGGAAAGTAAAAATGGTGTTAGTTATGTGAAAGATGATTTTCATCTTGCAACAATTGACATTGTACAGGATCCATCAGCACCTAATGCATTTGTAAATGGCATTATGGAAGGTGTAGATTGGAGAGAGGATAAGCAAGGCCATTTTATTAAACAAACAATTGAACAAGGTGAGACAGAAATGATACAACCGGAAGAGATACAAGAAGAAGTGGATAACACTGATGCTAATCTTAAAGGTTTTGAACATTTCCTCTCGAAACTATAACTCTACAGGAGTAAAAATATGTCAGAAGAAATAAAAAATGACGTAATTGCTGAAGATGTTATTGTTGAGGAAACTAATGAGACAGTAGAATTAACTACTGAAGCACCTTTAACAGCATCCAGAACAATTACAGCAATTAATGCTTCTTTACAAGAAATGAGTAAAGATGAATTAAATGCAATCTTCGAAGCAACAGAAAAATCAAAGAAAGAGAAATTTAACTTTGATAAAAAAGATGACGATGAAGATGAAGATGATGAAGAAGGTGATGTTAAAGAAGATCAAAAGGAACCTAAAGGTGGAAAACTTTCTAAAAAGAAAGTAAAAGCTGATGACGGTTCTGAAGGCGATGTAGTTGAAAAAGAAAAAGACTTTAAAGAAGATATTGATGCACTTGCTAAAGGTGAAGAATCTCTTTCAGAAGGATTTAAAGATAAAGCTGCTATAATTTTTGAAGCTGCACTACAATCAAAGGTTGCTGCTAAAACAGTAGAATTAGAAGAGAGATATGCTTCTGATTTAACTGATGAAGTTGCTGCTATTAATGCAGATGTGGTTGATAAAGTAGATGGTTATCTTAACTATGTAGTTGAGAACTGGATGAAAGAGAACGAAGTTGCTATTGAGCATGCTTTGAAATCAGAAATCACAGAATCATTTATTACTTCATTAGGTACTGTATTTAAAGAGCATAACATTAATGTTCCGGAAGATAAAGGTGATTTAATTGACCAATTATCTGAAGAAAGCAAAGATGCTAAAGCACAATTAAATACTGCAACTGAAGCAAATATGGAATTAAGTGAGAAGGTTAAAGCTTTCGAACGTAAGGAAATTATTGCCGAGGCATGTGAAGGTTTAGTAGTTACTGAAGCTGCAAAGTTAACTGAATTAGCAGAAGCTGTTGAAGCATCTGATAATGAAGAATTTGCATCTAAAGTTGCAACAATTAAAGAGTCTTACCTTAACAAAGACGACACGGAAGTAAAATCATCAAATGACATTGATGCTATTACAGAAGATAAACACGAAGAAGAGGTTCAAGTAATGTCAGGCAATATGGCTGCTTACGTGAACGCATTAAAATCACTATAATTCTAGGAGAATATAAATGGAATTAAATACACAACAATTACAAGAGAAATGGTCTCCTGTACTTGAGGCAGAAGGTACAATCCAAGACGCCCATAAGAGAGCAGTAACTGCTGTTGTTCTTGAAAACCAAGAACGTGCAGCACTTGCTGAAAACGCACAATTAGGTTCACTAAACGAAGTTGCTGCTAACGCACAATCTGGCGGTGTATCACCTATTAATAATTGGGATCCAATCCTAATTTCATTAGTTAGACGTGCAACACCTAACTTACTTGCATTTGATATTGCAGGTGTACAACCAATGACTGGTCCAACTGGCTTGATCTTCGCTATGAAGTCTCGTTACACAAACCAAACAGGCACAGAATCAGCGTTCAATGAAGCTGACACTGACTTCTCTGGTAGCCAAGCTACTGCAGATGCTCATGGTGGTGGCGGCGATCCTTTCCATGCTGACTATTCGTATGGTGTTGGTATGGCTACATCTGATGCTGAGGCATTAGGTAACACTGGTAATTCATGGAATGAGATGGCATTCTCAATTGATAAGACATCGGTAACTGCTAAGTCACGTGCATTGAAAGCTCAATACACTACTGAATTAGCTCAAGACCTTAAAGCTGTACACGGTCTTAATGCTGAGTCTGAATTAGCGAACATCCTTTCAACTGAAATTTTAGCTGAAATGAATCGTGAAATCATTCGTCAAATCAATGTTGATGCTGTATTAGGTCAAGCAGGTGCTGCTGTTGCAGGTACTTTCAACCTAGACGTAGATGCAGATGGCAGATGGGCTGTTGAAAAATACAAAGGCCTTGTAACTGCTATTGAAAAAGAAGCTAATGCTATTGCTATTGCTACTAGACGTGGTAAAGGTAACTTTGTAGTTACTTCAGGTAATGTAGCTGCTGCATTAAATGCTGCTGGCGTACTTGATACTGGTTTAGGTATTACTGGTAAGTCATCAATTGAAAATGTTGATACTACAGGTAACCTATTCGCAGGTACTTTAAATGGTAAGATTAAGGTATATGTTGATCCGTTTGCAACAGTTGATTATGTAACAGTTGGTTATAAAGGTACTAACCCTTATGACGCTGGTATGTTCTACTGTCCTTACGTGCCTTTATCAATGATGAAGACAATTGGCGAGAATGATTTCCAACCACGTATCGGTTTCAAGACTAGATACGGTATGGTTAACAATCCATTCACGACTGTTGGCGCTCGTAACAACGTATACTACAGAATCTTTAAGGTTACTAACGTATAATTAGTATTTAATACTAAGTTGGAAACCCCCTTAATTGGGGGTTTTTTAGCATTAAAAAAAGTATAAATAATAGTATGGATAAAGATAGTGTTGGTGATAATAAAGTTGTGGATATAAATCTCAAATGGTTTGTACAAATTATGGTTGTGGTAGGTATTGCTGTTTGGGGATACTTCGGGCTAACCGAACGACTCAACTTCTTAGAACATAACCTTACATTGGCGCAAGTAAATGTCGACATGAATTCAGAGTTTAGGGTTAAATGGCCACGTGGTGAACTTGGTGCATTACCTGATGACGCAGAACAAAACATGCGTTTAGATATGCTAGAAAAAGTAATAGACAGACGAACTGCAAAGTTGGAACAACTAATGGAAGACTTCCAACGAATGAAATTTAGAGCAGAATTTAATTCTATTAATAATAAGTAATTGGAGAAATAAAAAATGGCAATAACACCATTAGATGGATTACATAAAGGATATGCTGCTGTTAGTGGCTCAGATAAATTAGGAAGAGCTGCTAGGCTTAAAGCAGCGACATGTTCTTTCGATTCATGGGAATGGGATTTAGGGGATTTATTTGATGATCCTTCATCTTGTTGGTATACAGAATATGAGCATTGGAAAACTAAAGTTCCTGATGGTACCGGTACAGTAGCTGCTGCAGCTACATTTCCACATGGCTTTGATCAATTCTATTATTTTGGTAAGAAAGTAACTAAATGGAATGGATTTTTAGGTTTTAGAAGTGATGTTGTTAGAGAAATAACTGATTGGTTAGCAGTTAATCCTGTCACTGATGCATTAAGAATACAATGGTGGTATACATTAAACCCAATAGAGGCATCAACTGATAACTATACCAATACAATGCAAGCAGGTCATCCTTTCATCATGTTAGTTAACATGGCTCAGCAATTGCATGGTAGAAAGATTGATTGGTATACAGAAAGATGTGCTGCTGCTGATAAAGCAACATTTGATACTCTTCAAAGCGATTTGGTTTATACCAATGATTTAACATGGCACCAATCAGTGACAGTAGGAATGTTAGAAGGATATAATCAGATGGGGGCTATTGATTGGATAACAGCTGGAGGACCTT